GGATGGAATCGGTGCGGTAAACGCTGCGAAGTTCCTTTGCACGCTGGGCGTCAAGGAAGTTTGCCGTTTCGGTCTGCGAAGCCTGCGCCTCGTTTTCCTTAATCACAGCTTCCGCGTTGGCTGTGCGGATTTGAGCAGGCGCGGTTGCCTGATTTACCTGCGCATTGGCTCCGGCATTCGCAGCGTCGGCAGCCGCTTTCGGTGCCTGATACTGCGCGGCGGGGTTGACGCGGCCAACCGTAACCGGCTGCGGGCCTTCGTTTGCGGGGCCAAGCGTTTCAAGCCGACCGTCCGGGTGACGCTTTACGCGAAAGCCCTTGATGATGCGAATGTCGTCAGCCATTTAGCGGCCCCTCATCTGTGAGTTGTAGTCGCGGATATTCTTCGCAACGTAATTCTGTGTTTCGGCAGGAGCGTAGCGCAGCCAGTTTTCGCCGTAGCGTTCCAAGGCGCGGTTGAGATTACCCGGCCCCCAGTTGTAAGCGGCCCACATTTTCCGCAGATCGCCACCGTACTCCTTGGCCATCGCCCGTGTGTATTGCTCCCCGACGCGGTTAAACTCGGCGGGGCTGTTGTCTCTAGCAGGGGTAATCCCATAGCCGGGATCGCGTGCGGTTGCGGGCATGACCTGCATCCGGTATCTCGCGCCCACTGGTGAGGTTACAGGCCGCCCGTCACCGTAGAAGTCGCGGTTGCCGCTTTCGCTCTGGCCTGTGATTTGGTTGATAAGGTCAAAACCCGCCGACACCGTTTCCGGTGCCGCCTCCCGCGCTGTTCCAATCTTCCTCTGTGAACTCGGGAAGGGGGCCGCCCTGCGCAGCGCCGCCCATGCCGTAAGGATTATACGGAACGATTGTCTTGGTGCCGTCGCCGTTGTCGATCTGGACCATCTGCGGGCGCATCTGGTGATAGGCGCGCTTTTCCGGTTCGGAGAGGCCCTGATACCAGTTGAAGTCCTCAATCGTGTCGTTGGTGCGGTACCTCGCCCTGATACCTTCCTTGGCTTCAAAATCCGCCAGTTCCTGCGCTCGCTGTAGCTGTGCCTGACGTGCCGCCGCCTCTTGCTGCTGCTGCATCATCATTGTGGGCGCATATACAGGGTCCATGCCCTGCTGCTGCATAAGGTAGTCGCCGATGGTGCCAGCGATAGCGCGGCCCGTCCCGCCCTTGCCAAAGAAACCGGGCTTCTTCTGCTCCGGCATTGGCTGCTGTGCAACGCGCTCTTGCGGCGTGTGCTGAACCTTCAGGTCGTCCCCGATGCCTGTGCTATAGGCGAGGGGATCGAACTTCTTGCCGAACAGGCCCTTCTTGCTGGCAGGGCCAGTGATACCGTATGCCATTAGCCGAACCCTCCTGAAGCCCAACCAGACAGGCCAGCACCCGCAAGCCCCATGAGGCTATCGAGGAAGCCGCCGCTTTGCTTTGTGGTCTGTTTGCCCGTGGTGTAGCTGCCCAAAAGTCCACCCGTTCCGGCAGCATTGGCCGCAGCGGCTTGGATTGGCAGCATGCTCCCTTGCGCCCCAGCCTGCATTCCGGCAGCAAGCGGGATATACTCACCCGCGACAACCCCAGGAGCCATGCCAGCGGCTTGCATCTGACGCGCCTTGGTGTTGTTGTAATCGTTGTAGCGCAGGCCGGTATCGACCTCGTACATCCCGCGCCCTACGTTGCCGTAGTAGTCGGAGCCGCCCGTCTGGCCTCGCGTCCCCATCTTGGCTTGAATGTCGTTGCGGACCCTATCGCGGGCAATGCCGGTCATCTCGTCAAGGTAAGGGTTGTTGGCAGCGTCCGCGCTTAGTTCGCCTTCGAGGAAGCCCCTTGCAGCGCCAATGGTAGGATCGCCTGCACGAAAGCGAGAAAGCAAGTCGCCGGATAGGTCAACCATGTCGCCGGAGACTTTACCAATCGCGCCCTTCTGCCCTTGGTAGGCGCTGTTTAGCTCATTGGCCGCGCCCATCAATTCCTTGCCATAGATTGGCTTTACGGAACTGGTCGTCGTCTGCTTCTTTTTTCCCACTTTACTCTCCTACGCGCCTGTAGAGCGCCCCGTCTGCGCGCAATTCCCAATGTTTGAATATTCGTTGCCAGCCCTTGCGGCCCTCTAGCCGAAGCGTTTTGCCGCGATGGGCAGGGTGATTAAGCACCGCCGTTTCCCACGGTCCTGCACAGCGCCGAGCATCCCTGCCGCCGCCAAGCAAAACCTCTATTTCGTCATCCCCGTTGGCGAGTGTCAGGACATACCCAACGTCGCCAATCGACCACACCGCAGCGCAGCCGGAATTAAGCCACTCGATGATCTGCAACCAATCGTGCCCATCACGGTCCACTGCGGGCTGCATTGCCTTGATCGCCGCCTCGTTAAGCGGGATTTGGCGAACGATCATTTGAGCCTGTCAGACACCGCCGCCAGCGCATCGGCTATTGCCTGCACCTCTGCTTGCGTGGGCGGGTTGCTAATCGTGGGGGCCGTGTAAATGTCCTGCCCGTCCTTCTGGACAGAGCCGTTAATCAGCCGGTTTACCGTCTGTGCCACCAATCGCGGCCAGTCTGGCCTGTTGCCCGTCTCGGGAATGAACCTCATCGGATACCCCCTGCCGATGCCTCGAAGGTCACGCCTTCAACGTAGGTCCATGCTGGATCGTCAATAACCATCGTCATGTCGAGGAATTTGCCGTTTGCGCGAAGGGGAATGCGCCCGCTGGTCTGCATATTGTTTGCCGTGCGAACCTTGCCCCCGTCACCCCGGCGCTGCTTTTCCGTAATGCTTAGCGTTACACCTGCTTTCGCGTCCGTCTCTGGCCACATTGCCCGCACCCTTGCGCGCTTGCCCATTGCGATGTTGCTGGACTTGAACGTGGCAGTCAGATTGCCGCCTGCAAGTGTTCCCACCTGCCCCTCTTGCACAAGATAGAACCGTGGTGCACCGCCGCTCCAGCGTGGATCGTCAAGCGTGTAGGGCATGGCGTCCAGATCGGGGTATGTGGCCGTTAAGCTATCAAGGTCGGTGCTGTTCTCGAAACCTGCGAACAGGCCATCAAACGGCAGCGAGATGGTAAATGCCCTGTCAAGCGCCCAATCGTAGCCCCATACCGTGCCTGTGCCGCCAGGAATGCCCCAATATACCCTTGTTGATTTAGGATCGACTGCCGCCCATACACGCTCGAACTGATCCTCGCCTAATTCATCGCGGAACGACTGGTCGAACTTTTCCTTGCCAATCGGTCTAGGTGCTTGTCCGTCATCAAGGGCCATGAAGCCACGGTCGGAGAGGAAGAACACGGTCTTGCCAACCGGCGCAATCGAAGCCTTCGAAGCACACCCGATGTTGTCGCTAATCTCATCGAACTGGAACGGTCCTGTAGGGTCGCCTGTGCGGCTCATCCTGACAAGACGTTGGCGCTGGAGAATTACCCCGAACTCGCCGCCCACAACGCCCATGACCTCACCGCCCGTAAGCATAGGCTGTTCGCCTGCTTGATCGGTGCCGTTCGTCCATCCGGTGTGATCGTTGAATGCGCTCCAGCGAACCTTGCTTATGTCACCGTTAGGCTGGGCGACAACAACATGATCCCCAACCACACACCCGTCGATGGCAGTAGGCGCTCCGGCCAAAGCAGCCGCCGTGCCAGCGTTCAGATCAACCTCTTGTGTGGTCGAACCGTTCAGGCACACCACATAGTCGCCGAATTGCACGAACTTCCAGCGCGTGCTGATTGACAGCATCGTCAGCAGGTTAGTCCATGTCCCGCCCGAAAGCCTCGAAAGTGTGCTTGCCGTGCCTGCCAAGAGAAACGCGGTGCCGCCGGTCGAGACGAAACTCGCACCACCCAGAAACGTGTCGGGCAGGGCATCCGAGATAGACTGGAAGCCGCCTACTGCGAGATAGCGGTCATTCGCTGCTGGAAGGGCGTTCCGGCATATAGACAGCACATCACCATTCGGTGCCTGATCCGGCAGGAAGGGCGGCAGCTTGTAAAGCATTAACGCCTCGCGCCCCAAACCTGCGAGATACCACGAGGGATAAGCGGCCCGCCACTCCATCGGTTCTTTTTGCCGCTATCGTTGATGGCCTCAAGAATGTCCGCCGCAATCGACAGGTTAAGCGCGCCGTTTTCCTTGTCCCCGTTGCGGTTGAACAGGATTGCCAGCACTTGATGAAGGTACGCGTCCGGGTGTTCTTCCAGCAGCCAGTTCGACGGGTTGTCATCCGTCAATGAAGGGATGCGGGCGTAATAGAGGATCGTGAACGTAGCCTCGCCAATCGGAGCCATGACAAAACGGCGGTTCTCGACTGCAAACGCCTCAGGAATGCCCGTCACGCCACGATATAGCGACCGCAGCGAAGCAGGCGACATG